CATTAGAATACCTAAAAAATAATTGAGTATTTGCTGGTTTAAGCTTGTTAAACAAGCAATCTAAAATTGCTGGTTGTTGAGATGTTAAAGTAAAGGGAAATGTTAAAGCAAAACCATTCGGCTGTATAGAGCTTGGCAATGTAATAACAATTGTAAATGGTGCAGAGGCTTCACTAATTAACAAAAAAGGAAGTGTCAATGGGAATGTTGATGTTGAAACTCCATTAGATACTTCAATATTATAACCAAGAATAGATGCAACATTTTTAAATTGTTTTTCGGTTGTAGCATTAATACCAGCAAGTTTTAACAAAACATTTAATCTTCTTTGTTCTATCGTTGAAGCTACTGGAATGCAATTGTCAGGGATACCTACGAACCGTTCCCACTCTTCAATCATTTTAGTTGTTGTTTTTGGGTTGTATTCGTTATAAACTTCGTTTATTTTACTTCTAAAATTTAACCATTCACTAGCCAAGCCTAGCAATATTTTTCTTAATGTTGAGCCTTCCCTATTTTTAGCTTCGTGCAGGTTATCATCTCTTAAATATTGTGCTAAAATATCGGCTTGTTGTGTTTGTGTTCTTTCTTTAAGCATTATGGATAAGTTATAGTTCCTAGGGTTGCTAATTGTGAATCGCTAACTACTGTTGTGCTTGATGGTGCCGATAATGTAAAAGTTGGCGAGTTGCCGTCTTCATCAATAACACCATAAATTAAAGCATTAATTTCGTTTAATGTAATATCACCGCCGACATTGATTGACGGACTTTTAAAATAATCGGTAAGGGTTGTTGTAATTGCAGTTTTCATAGCCACAGTGTTGGGGCTTAATGTTGCGAATGTTATTGCAATTGGCACGGCATTTGGTGCAGATACTACAACATAATTATCGGGAGTATTTGCAGGTTTAATTCCGTTATCAACATCAATGATTGCATTTTTAACAGCATTTACTTGTGAGGCTGTTGGGATTATATTTGTATCATTATCACGAGTAAAGTAAATAGTTACATAACCAGCAGATGGTGTTGCAGTTTGAACCCAAACCCTAGTAATACCAGCAATTCTTTCTTTTATAAATACTGGCAATCCAGAAGCTGTAAAAGGTGCAGTAAAATTAGAACATCTTTCATTTAATCTACTTCTTAACTCATCATCTGTTTCGGCATCTAAACCAAGTGCCAAGCCATCATAACTTAAATAGCAACTATCATTGACATCGACTATTGGACTGATTAAAGATAATTGTGAACCGCCAGCAGAATTGCCATTTACTCCATAATCAAGGGCTTTTATAAAAACAAATGCAGAAGTAAAACTTGCAGTTATTGTGCCAGTGGCAGGACTTGCAGGTGATCCGCTTATTGTATAAGTAAATTGAGTGTTTGAAATAACATTAATTGTTGCAGTAATATTATATTCGCTTTGAGAAGCTCCAGCGATGGTAACAGATACACCAGTTGCTAAATTATGATTAGCGGTAGTTGTTGCCGTTGCAGTGCTTCCACTTCTAGTTAATGTTGTTATACCTATTGTTTGAGCTGATATTGTTGCACTCGCTTGTGTTTCATATTGTGTGCCGTCGGCTTTTTGAATTGCTGTTGCATTAGGAATTGTTGTTGAAGCAACCCCAGTAAAGACAACATAACCTTCGGCTTTTACTGGATCTTTTCTAGTAATACCAAACCAAGAAGCCCATAATTCTAAATACTCATCGGTTGCAGTTTGTGGGAACAGTTGTTTTAAAACTTCTTTTACATTATCGTTATTCTCATCAAAACCAGCCGACATTGACTTAACCAAACCAAGAGCAAAAGAATTTCTAATATTAGGATCTATTTGCTTTGATGCATCGAGCTGTCCTGCATTTACGGCAAGAATTAAGGCATTTGTAAGTCTTTCTTGAATTTGTGATATTGTTGAGAACTCAATTGCCATTTATAAATTTAAAAAAAGATTATAATATTTACTATTGACTTGCAATTTATTTATTAAATCTACTTCAATATTAACTTTTGTATCTTGCTTACTGGCTTTAACATTTATTTTACTAATTATGCTATCGTCAATCATCCATTTTAAGCCGTCTTTTACTGATGTTTCAATCATTGTTAGATTAGATTGAGTTTGTTTGGCTTGTGTTGTATATAGCCACAGTAAAGAGCCTACTTCGTAGCCAGCAACACGATTAAAAGCATTGGTAAAGTGCCCTCTTCTTAATGTTGGTTCGCTTACTTTGTCGCTTCTTCTTTCACAAAAAACAGACATATAAAGGGCAGTGTCTAGACTGTCGGTTTTGGCAATATCGCCGTTTTCAATATCTAGATCCCAATAATCTTTTTTTTGTGTGAGTTTAAAATCTATTGCCATTTTTATTTTAAAAGTTTATACTACTAAGATAAAATATTCTATTAAAATAGCATTAAAAAAAACTATGATTATAAAAGGCTATATCACAAAAACTGATGGCACTTATGCTACGGTTGTTTCAATGTATAACGAAGTCTACGACGATGTATTGTTGCTATATCCTTACGGCTCGCAATCAAAAGTTAAGCCGACAGATACGGCACTTGTTTTATTGTTTGGTTGCAATGGTAGTAAAACAAATCTATTCGGCATACCTTACGAAGTAGCTACACAATCAATTCTTGAAGAGGGCGATAGCGAATTAAAAAACAGAGTTTCTAACAACGGCTTTAAAGCAGGTAATATTAAAAATACTATTGCAGGCGATACTGACTGCGACAAATCTTTTAATGCTTTATCTTACAAAGTAAATAATATTAAAGTTGTAGGCAGTCAACAAGCAACAATTAACAATCCTGCTGGTGGAACGATAGTAGATGCAGAATCAAGAACTGCAATTGCAAGTATAATTACAGCTTTAAAAAATCACGGTTTAATTGCTTAATAAACAATCAAGTCGTCAGCAAAATTATTGCCTAGATTATTTATTTTGCCTACACTAAACGAACCTTGCTCTACAATATCAAGAGTAGTAAATGAACCTTGTAAGCTCTGGCTAAATTGCACTCCTTGTATTAAAAAAGTTCCTTGAATTTTTTTACGATAATCAATAACATCAACAAGAGTGTTCGGTTGCCATAATGTATTGTTGCTAGAATAAAAACCAAGAGTAGTGCAAGTGTATCTTGAGCCCTTGGCTCTTCTAAGTTGTATATTCCACTCGGCAAGGGCTTTTAATGATTTGCTTTCGCTTGCTGTATTTAATGTCAATATTTTTCTTCTAGTTGCTCTAATTTGTGGATCGGTTGCTCTACCTTTTTGTGAAATACCTAGTTTGCTGTGAGTTTTATTGTTGCCTTGTGAATATGCTTCTACAAGATTAAATCTATCTATTGTCGATAATTTTAATCTTGATTTTAGAATGTTTGTATCGGCTGTATAATTATTTATTAGCATATTCTTAACAACATCATCATCTTCTCGAATAATGGTAAGATTGCCGTTTTTATCTATTTTAAGCAATACTTGTAATTTTTTGGCATACTTATCTAAAAAATCAAAAATAGACTGCCCTTGCTCCGTCTTTATCGTTTCGTTTGCTTCTAAATTTAAGATACCAACTTTATTAATTACTTCTATTGAGAAGCCGTTATCTTTTAAAACAAGATTAACCAGTCTTTCAAAATTTCTTTGATTATAAGATTTTTGTATAATGTCTGAATCAATTATATCACAGCCAACATCTCTACCAGATGCTATTTTTGAATCTTCTTCGTCTATATCTAGATCTTCTATAAAGCCAGTAATAATTAAAATTTTATCAATAAAAACCTTTGCTTTTTGTCCCATTTTAATATCGTGTATAACTTCACCTTCCTCGTTAAGTTTTAATGGTGATGTGAATGCAAAAGAAGAAGAGAAGTTTTCCATTGCTGAATTAACGGCAATATCTGTAAAACCTTCATATCTAACTCCATCTACTTCAAGATAAATATTATTACTAAACATTTGTCAAAATCTTTATGTTGCCTTGTATTTGCGAAGTATCGCCAAAATTATTTAACAATCTTATTGTCTCTTTTAATTCTAGCGAACCATATAATTTAAAAATAAGATTGTTTAAGCTAATTGGGTTAATAACATTGTAATTAGCAACATTGGGCAAGCTAATTGCTAATTGTGAAAATATATTAGTAGCTTCAATTTTCATTTGTAGTAAAGCATCTCTTAAATTTTTATCAATAGTATCTGGCAATTGATTAAAACCATTTTCTAAATCGGCAATAACTTGGTTTAATTCTTGTAAATTATTGTATTCTATGTTAACCGAGGCATCATAGGCAGTGGCGAGCACAGCAACATTAACAAAATTATTTAATTGATCTTGATTTGTTTTAATATCTTTTTGAATTTGTGAGTTACCTACAATAGCTTGATCGCTTTCATTAAAGCCGAATAGTTTTTTAGTTGTATTAAATAAATCTTTTGAGTTTTTAAAGGCAACCCCTAGATTATCAAAAGAAGTTCGTAAGTTTGAAGCTAAAACTGACGGAGCCTGCACTAGTTTATTTGCACTATTGACAATTTGGTTTAATGATGTTGTTAAATCGGCGAAGCTATCGCCAGCACCTTGAATTTGTTTAGCAATATTATTTATTTTGTTTGCAGTTCTTTTTAATGTTTTAACTCCTGAATCAAATTTTGCCTTGGCATTTTTTACCGACTGCCAGCCATCATCAAAAGCTTTTTCATTATCGCCAAGAATGTCTGATTTTAATTGTGCTAAAAAACCTTTGGTAGCAGTTATTTTAGTAGGCAAAATATTTTGAGAAGCTACTTCAAAATTTATTGTAAATTTAGTTATACCGAGCTCCTTGATACTCTCGGCGAATGTATAGCCAACAACGACAACTTCTAAATCGCCAAAAGAAGGGTGAACTAATGTGCCAACTCCTGCTTTGTCTAATTCTTTAATTAA